TTATTTGAATTAAAATAATTTGTTGCCGTCCATGTATTGGCATTACCTAGGATGGTTGCACCCGAAGTACCTTGAGCACCGGTAGAGCCAGTTGAGCCAGTTGAACCTACCGAACCCTGAGCGCCTTGAGCACCATTGGTTCCATTGGTTCCGTTTGCACCTGTAATGCCCTGACGACCTTGAATACCTTGGATACCCTGTGTACCTTGCGAACCCATAGCACCCTGAGCTCCGGTAGAACCTAGAACACCTTGTGTACCTTGAATGCCTTGGATACCCTGAGCACCTTGTGAACCGATTGTTCCTTGTGATCCTTGACTACCGGTGAGTCCTTGGATACCCTGTGTTCCTTGACGACCTTGGATACCTTGGACTCCTTGAATACCCTGCTCGCCTTGTGTACCCTGTGTTCCTTGTGCGCCTTGGATACCTTGGACGCCTTGGACGCCCTGAGTACCTTGTGTTCCCTGAACGCCTTGAATACCCTGGATACCTTGAAGACCCTGAGCTCCTTGAGGACCAACGGCACCTTGAGTACCGGTCAACCCTTGGATACCTTGGATACCTTGGATACCTTGAGTACCCTGTGCACCGACATCGCCGGTACGGGCAAAGGTAATTACAATGTCGGCATTCGATGCAAAAGATGTAGCACCCGCAAGATATGATGCAGGAACCGTGAAGTAATTTGTGCCGTGACTGTGAGTGCCCGAGATTGCAAATAGCGCAAATACATCTGCATTACCCTTAATTGAGATTGTAAAGTGACCTTTAATGACGGATGTCGAGTCGTCAATGGTCTGTAGGAAATTGTAGATCGAATTGTTTAGATCATCATTCTCATTGATGTAAAGAGCATCGGCAAGTGAAAGGTCTGCATTATTCAGACGGAGCTTTCCGCTACCCGGATTCGAGTTGGCTGTGCTGCTGTCAAATGTGTAATCAAAGGCTGCACCACCAAAGGTGCCTGCGGTACCTTGAATACCTTGTGATCCTGTGAGCCCTTGGATACCTTGAGTACCCTGTGCACCAGTAATACCGGAGGTGGCGGAAACCCATTGGTATGAGTCACCGTCATAATAGTAAATCATGAGCATACCGCCAACAGAATTCCACCAAAGGTCATTTACCTCTGGAGAAGCCGGAGCAGTTTCGCTAATGGAAATTTCTGTACCCTTGAATCCTTGAATACCTTGGAGACCCTGTGAGCCTTGAATACCGGTTACACCTTGGATACCTTGAATGCCTTGGATACCCTGAAGACCCTGAGTTCCTTGGACGCCTTGGATACCTTGAGTGCCTTGTACACCTTGAATACCTTGGATTCCTTGAATACCCTGTTCACCCTGAGTTCCTTGCGTTCCCTGTACGCCTTGAATACCCTGAATGCCTTGGATACCCTGTTCACCCTGGATACCCTGTGTGCCCTGAGTTCCCTGTACGCCTTGAATACCTTGGATTCCTTGAATACCTTGCTCGCCTTGTGTACCCTGAGCTCCTTGAATACCTTGAGTACCTTGAGTTCCCTCAATACCTTGGATACCTTGTTCGCCTTGAATGCCTTGTTCTCCTTGGATACCTTGGGTTCCCTGTGTTCCTTGTGCACCTTGGATTCCTTGAATGCCTTGTGTACCTTGAACACCTTGTTCGCCCTGAGTACCCTGAGTACCTTGAATTCCTTGGAAACCTTGAATGCCTTGGGTTCCCTGAGTTCCTTGGATACCCTGGACTCCTTGTACGCCTTGAATACCCTGAATGCCTTGTGTACCCTGGACTCCTTGCTCGCCTTGAGTACCTTGGGTGCCTTGGGTCCCTTGAATACCTTGGATACCCTGAGTTCCTTGCGTACCTTGTATTCCTTGAATACCTTGGATACCCTGGATGCCCTGAGTACCTTGGAGACCCTGAGTGCCTTGTGTTCCTTGAATTCCTTGGATGCCCTGGATACCTTGGATACCCTGCTCGCCCTGAAGACCCTGAGTGCCTTGTGCACCTTGAAGCCCTTGGGTTCCTTGGACACCTTGAATGCCCTGTTCACCCTGAATACCTTGAGTTCCCTGAGTTCCTTGGATACCCTGAATGCCTTGGGTTCCTTGTGTGCCCTGAGTTCCTTGAACGCCTTGAATTCCTTGGATACCCTGAGGTCCCTGTGTTCCCTGAGTACCTTGGATACCGGCGGTACCCGAAAGGTCATTCATGAAAATATATTGCTCACCGTCCCAGAGATAAAGTTTTGAATTATCTGGATCCTCTACATCATTTGTGTTGATGAGAGCAAATTGTCCCGCAACAATATCAGCCGGAGTCGTATCGGCAAGAAGTGCGGCGACAGTTGCGTATGTGCGCGCAACAATGAACGCCATACCTGTGGTACCTTGAGGACCGACTAAACCTTGAATACCTTGGGTACCTTGAGTCCCCTGTGTACCCTGGAGTCCTTGTGCACCCTGGGTACCTTGAGTTCCTTGAATACCTTGTACGCCCTGAGTACCTTGTGTTCCTTGAACGCCTTGGATACCTTGAATGCCCTGTGTACCCTGGGTACCTTGGGTTCCTTGAATGCCTTGGATACCCTGTGTACCCTGAGGTCCAAGTTGAGTATACATTACCTGCGTTGCAGTAAAGATGACACTCGGAATTGCCGGAGACACCGGAGCGGTTCCAGGAGCAGAATATTGTAGAACAACATTTACATTGGATACTGCATAGATCAGTTCAAAAAAGTCTCCGGGTTCTACTGTAACAACATAATTAACTGTTCCAATTAATGCGCCATAAACACCCGAGTGTTTTGTGGGAATTGTAAATTTGCTATCGGTAGCAGGGACATCTCCGGAACTGCCATTTCCGTTTTTGCGCAGCCATATATTTGCATCATGTATTGCAGTTGTGTTATCAATGTTTGCAAATTGGACCGAGAATGTAAGACTGTAAACTCCAACGTACTGGAAATTAATTCTACTTGAATTCGACAGTGTGACGCCATAATTTGCAGCATCATATTCATTAAATGTAATCGGATATGCTGTAAGAGGATCCGTTGCGACCTGTGTTTGAGTGCTCCAGAAAGAACCCCAATGACCAATTGTACCGCCCGAACCAGGAGCGCCGGAGATACCTTGAATACCTTGAAGACCCTGAGCGCCTTGTGTGCCTTGAGTTCCCTGTACACCTTGAATTCCTTGAATTCCTTGGATACCCTGTTCACCTTGGGTACCCTGAGCGCCTTGAATACCTTGGATACCCTGGATGCCTTGAATACCTTGCTCGCCTTGGGTACCTTGGGCTCCTTGAAGACCCTGTGTTCCTTGTGTTCCTTGGATGCCCTGAACGCCCTGAATACCTTGACGACCTTGTGCGCCTTGAGTACCTTGGATACCTTGAACGCCTTGTGCTGCTAAAAGTTGAAATGCTGCATCAAGGTTGGGGTGTGTATTTCCGTAAACCTCTGCAATACAGATGTACGATGAACCGTCATGAGAAACTACATCATTCGGATAATAGATTCCGTAATTGGTTCCGTTCCATGCACCTCTCCAGGTAAAGCTGATGCCTTGAGTACCCTGTGTACCTTGAACGCCTTGGATACCTTGAATACCTTGGGTTCCTTGAGTACCCTGTATGCCTTGAATTCCTTGGATACCCTGTTCGCCTTGAGTACCCTGTGTACCTTGAATGCCCTGACGCCCTTGGGTACCCTGAGTACCTTGAATGCCTTGAGTTCCCTGCACGCCTTGAATACCTTGGATTCCTTGCGTGCCCTGAGTGCCTTGTGTTCCACCACCCTGATAATAGAATGTCCCATCAGTATCCGCTACTAAGAAACGAGAGAGACCCTGGGTACTTTGGATACCCTGGACTGCGATTGTTCCAGTTACGGTTGCGTTACCGGCTACATCTAAGCCGTTTTTGACTTTAAAGTTTTTATCTATAGACATTCTGTTTCCTTATTCCACAGAAGGTTGAACACCGACGTTGAATGTCTATTTATAATAGATTAGTTCACAATATTTTAAAAGCCCAAATACTTCTGGCGAATAAACCGAAGGTCGTATGATGTGTAACTAATCGGTCGGTTCTCGAATGGAAGTTTGCTTGGAGCACACCATCTCCATTCCTTACCCCATTTGTGGGTCATATAATCCATGTTCATAAGGTTTACACGGTCCAATTTCTCTTTGAGTACCGGATCACTCTTGCCCGTCTGACTTCCATGGACGTGATATTCGTTCTTCTTGCCCTCGCCATGATAGTAATCGCTTTGAAGATTCATCATCTTGCGGATGGGACTATGGATGAACCGTAGGAAGTAATCGGCATCCTCATTATACGCAGGGTATAGATTCTCATCAAAGAGACCGTAATCGGCAACAATATGATCGCGTAGAAGGAATAGGTCCCAGCTACCGACATTATGGTCGCCTTCGTAACCATGGATGATACCGAGTGAAGGATCCCGCATGGTTGCCGCATACATTTCAGCAAGGAAACCACGACCAAATGCCACATCATCATTCACGATAATCCAGTATGGAGCCTTAAGATATGATTTGATCATAAGGTTCCATGAGCCCGGAACACCTAGATTTGCCGGCATATGAACCACTTTAATCTTACGGATGTAGGGATGCGGAGTTGCTGCAATGGCGTCCAGCTCTGCATCAATCTCTCCGCGACCGTTATTGTTGATGATGCAGAATTCCTTCACAGGAAAATCGACACTCTCAACAAGGCGTTTTACCCATTTTGGATTCGTGACTACTGCGGTTCCAATCATAGGAATTATCGGAGTCGGTACGGGCTTCTTCATAATAGATTCCAATGAAGCCGTTGCACCATTCTGTTGCCACCATGTCGTCACATACTTTTCCGAGAGAGCATTGTATTCCTTGACCTTCTTGGTGTCGTTACTGTAAAAGGTTGAGGAGAATGTATTCTTTTCCGTGAAGAGTGGAATAGTGTACGACTTGGGTTCTCCCGGGAAATACACGAGGTTCTCTACAATGGGCTGGCACTGTTTATCATTCTGAACGATGAGACGGAAACGACCATCGATGAAGTAATCATCAATCAGTTGTTTGGCGTATGAGCGTTTAATCAGATACGCAGTGACGCACCAGTCGGAAGCAATGCGTGGGCGGAAGCCAACGTCATTAATTTCATCCGAACGAATCTGAGCAAGCTGAACATTTTTCCAGTCTGGCGGAAGCGATGCAAAGAATTCGGACCACGTGAAACTCCAGTTCTCGCAGTTCTCAAGATTCACATCATCTTCCAAGAATAGCGCAACATCGCTGGTCGAAGTGTCGTACCAGTGCTTGATCATCGAGAGGTGACCCATTGCACACGCAATATCGGTCGACTTCATAATGTCAAAGTAAATGCCGGTCACGACATCTCCCTTCTTGCGATAGTCCGTTACACGACCGTCGTAACCATCAATGCGGGTATGGTCGGTAATACCATACTTCACAAACTGGTCATTAATGCACTTATGTCTGTCGGGCTGATCGGCAAGTGTAAGCCAATAGACGGGAGGGAAATTATCCAGTTTGCTCATACTTCGGCTTTCATGAACTTAAGGTTATTCATAACTGCACCTTTATGAGTTGCGTCGAGCTGATTCTGGTAGTTTTTATGAAGGTCAATGAACATATTCTTTGAATCTTCGCAGAGACCAACCCACCATGCACTCACGGCTTTCTCAAAGAGCATACCATAGTAACCAGGATATTCCACCCAGGTACGGAGATGACCGCAATTGAAATCACAAATCTCAAGTGCCATTGACGCATAGGTGTAACAGTTCACCCAACTCTCAACGGTACTTTCACGTTCATGGTAACGAGCAAGAAGGAAGTATGCTTCCGGACGTTTTGGCAGAATTGAGATTGCGCGTTGAAGTAATCCACGAACCGAGAGACCACGGGTCCCTTGCTTTTGGAAACAGAGTGCCGCACGAATGAGGCACTCGTACTGATACACCGGAACATTGCTGCGTTCTGCGGCACGAATGTAATAAGAAACGGCAGAAGCAGTCTGACCAATATTGTCGTACCAAAGAGCTAGGACGTAGTTATTGTATTCGTTGGTCGGGTCGCCAATATAGGCATTCATCATCTCATCAAAGCCAATACCGTGCGACCAAGCATAGAAGTCGGTCAGATTCAGCCACTTCTTGCGGTTCTTCTCGAGGTTCTCATAGGTCAGTTCTTCCTTGACCTCGAGGAATTCAATATCGGTAATGGTATTTTTAAGACTAATGATACCGCAACCATGATCGACATCGACAACGGTGACATCATAAAGATACTCCTTTTTACGGAATTCAACAAGAGCTTTCCAGCAATCACCGTTCCACATACCCTGTCCCGAGTAAGGAATCTCCTGAGCCCGTTTGGTCAATGGATTCATATCATGGCACACAATGTAACCATTCTGATTCAGACACTTTGCGGCATTCGTGAGGTCCTTTAAGACCTGGTCTGCATGATGAAGCCCATCAATAAAAATGACATCAAACTTCTCGGTATTCTGAGTAAAGAATTCATCAGAGGTCATTACCTTACACAGCTCTGGATTCTTTAATGTCTCGGGAGCAGGATCGACACCGAGGCGTTTGGCGCAAACAATATTGTCAAAGTTATGTCCGTTCCAGACACCAATCTCAAGATATGATTTGGCTTGAGACTTGGCAATTAGATAATTAATGATTGTGGTACGGTTCATTTGTTATTCTCCTCAATAAAGCTCATAATTGTAGAAATGGGGCAACGGAGCACATAGGCTGCATTATCCTGGAAGCCAAAGGTAATTGCGACATTGTTTTCGTCGATTAGGCACATACCGATTGCAAATTCAACCTGTGCATCAAGGAAGAAGAACTCCTTGGAGTATTTCACAATGTTCCAGTTCTCATCCCACATTACCCAGCGATGATGATACACCGCATCCTTGCGACCCACGTCCGACTTAAAGAGGTCGACCTCGTGAGTGATTGCCATATAATGATTTCCAATCTTTATGGCCTGAGTACCACCACGGAGGTCGCGGCGGAGTTCGGGATGGTTTTGACCCAACAGCACGCGTTCGCAACCTTGGGTTTCTGGAATTGCTTTTACAATCTCCGTGGGTCCGCACCATTTAATGAAGTGATACGGTTTATCAAGGATTGGCATCCAGTTCTTTTCGCAATATGAATTGGGGTCAATCGGAGTCGGAATACGGAAGCGAGACACTTCCTTTACGGTATCACCATTTACCTGAATCTCCGAGAGTTCCATGCGACCCTGACCATTGGTTGTGGTATCTCTACGGACACCAGTAATAAACAATTTGCCGTCCCAACGAACGAGTCTTGCATCCTCGAGACCCACAAATTCCCATTTGGGCTCATAGGTATCACCGAAACTCATATCAATCTTTGTGACTCGGGTGAGGTTAAGATCATTAGAGTTGTCCAACTCGCCGTAGTAGTTTTCTGTACGGAGATGCTGGTCATTCTCGGGATGTAGATAGGTCAGCGGACCCCAAGGATGCAAGAACAGTTTGTTCTCGGAATGATAGAAGGTATAATTCACGTGGCGAATTACAACCTTAAGTTTACCACCATCATTGAAGATGGATGGATTCATAAGTCCAGTACCCTTCGTGAGGTTTGCTGGAACAATTAATGGTTTGATGGCGCCGCCATCCTGCAAAGCAGATTTTACAAAGTTTTTCATAAGTAGTAACTCAATTAGCTACTACTATATATCAACCTTTTTTTAAAGTAAACCTTAAACTGCGACTCCCGTACGAAAACCTTTTACGGTAGTATTTGTAAATGTTGGGCTCAAGCGTAGTTTTACTAAACCGCCTTCGATAATCGAATTGAATACACCTAAACTTAAATCTGTTTGAATTGTGGCGTATTCCGTAGTGTAAACTGTGGTACCATCCTGAAGCAACAGCAACTCGGTTGAGTGAAAGTCTGCTCCATATGATAGCTGAAGAACGTATTTGATTGTACGGTATTCCGTGATAGGAAAACTGTCGACCAATTGGTTTGCGGAACTCAGAATAAGTTCCTTTTCAAATGAGAAATTCTCTCCGGATCCCGAAAGAGAACTTGCGCGGAGTCTTACAACCTCATCAATTGCAAGACCCGTATCCTTACGACGCAAATAAACATAACCGTCTGCTGTATTGAGCGCCAATTCACCAAGAGAAAGGTCTCCGATACTCGGAACAGCATTTCTTGTTGAACTTCTTCTGTGTTTTAGAATTGTGCCGACAGCCATGGTTATGTATTATGTATAATGAAAAATTGGGTCCCGCCGTGTGACGGGACCCAGTGGGAAACCTTAATAGGTTCCGCCGTCAATAATGTCGGAAACTTCTGGATGACCTTCAGCATTGATCTGAAGGATACCAATGCTTCCTGCAGTAGAAGTATAGGTAACAAAGTCGAATGCTGGAGGAACTCCGGTAGAACCTTCGGTAGTAATTACGAAGGCATTACCAGTGAGAACATCGAGTCCGGTACCGCCAGAGGTGACCTCAAGCGGAGTGGTGCTGAGGGTAAGAGTTCCATCAACAGTAAGGTTACCACTTACGGTAACATTTGTTGTGGCTGCCCAACCTGCACTACCATTGCTGATACCGAATACAACTTCGCCGGTGTCCGAGTTAACAATTAGATCACCAGAAGTGGTGGTGATTGTGTTGAGGGTACCGTCGCCGCCAAGTTTGATATTTCCAACTTCGGAAACAACAACATAGAGACCGTTGAATTCTGCATCACCCCAAGGTGTGGTGAATTCATCTACGCCGGAGCCTGAGGTGCCGCTTGAACCGGTTTCAGTTTGAAATACAAAGCGTTTGCTTTGCATATCCATACCGAAGAAGCCTTCCTTCACTACGCCGCCTTGGCCATAGTAGAAAGCAATACCGCGGTCATTGGCATCGCCACCAGCAGAAGCATTGGTAGCGAGTTCCATTACCGGATCGGTAAGGGTAGTAACAGTTGTGTTTACCTGAGTTGTGGTACCACTTACGGTAAGGTTACCAGCAACAATAAGGTTATGATTGACAGTGGTATCACCAGTGCCGGAACCGATGCTGATAGAAGTAGCTGCACCGAATGCGCTTACAGTAGTAGCCGTATCATTGAACACTTCGATTTCCGAAGTACCAGCAACGATCGCGTCGTTGATTGTTGGGCTATTGTTGAATACCAGCAATGCACCACCATTGTCGATGCTGTAACCGGTCTCATCGCTGATAACTCCTGCAAGTTCTGCAGATGTTGTAGCAGAGAAGAAGTCGAGCTTGTCGGCATCGGTCGCAACAGTTGCGTCAATTGCAATAGAAACGGTTACATTACCGCTGCTGTCCAATCCGATAGTTGCATCAATACCGTCGCCGCCGATAAAGTCAAGAGACTTATTGAGGATGTCGAGGCTTGCTGTTGAAGCAAAGTCTCCGTTGATTTCAATTGCGGTAGAAACCGATACGGTATGGATTGCGGTAACAAGACCCTTTTCGTTAACAGTAATAACTGGAATTGCACCAGCATTACCGTATTCGCCTGCTGCGGTACCAAGTACAGTAGCAAGAGTAAGTTCGCCTACATTATCAATTGTGGCATCGCCAGTGATTGATTGGTTCTTCCATTGTTCGGCACCATTGTCGTAGATCAGAACCTGTGCATCACCAAGACCGCTACCGTTGATCTGAACATCTCCGAGGTTATCAAGGAAAATGTTTGTGCCATCGGTAATAGCTTCAAAAACAGCTTGTGCTGTTGGGAGTTCGGTATCAAGTGATTGATAATCAAGACCCGAAGTAATGATAGATGTTACGGCTTGGTTGGAATTACCAGTGGTGCCGAGTTGTAAACTGCCGGTCTTGATATAATCGACCCAGCTGTTATTGTCGACAAGAATTGCGGAATCCGCGGTAAGAGTACCACGGACCTGATCCATCATATCGGTGAAGTATTTACCACCGATGACAACCGGATCAACATTGACTGCTCCGAAGCCGATGTAGAGTTTATCACCACCAGCGCCAAGACCAGAGTCGGTATGAGCTAGAAATGAGTAGGCTAATTCACCTTGTTTAAGTACGTTTGTACCTGGCTGACCATTAGCGGTACTGTAACGTGTGAGAAGTGTTGTTCCTTTAACTGGAGTTGGCATAATTTTTTAAGATTTAAAGATTAAAAGTAACCACCGCTAACGATTGTGTTAGGGTTGTTGGCTTCTGTTGTAGCTACGAATTTGTGGCGGGTGCCGTTGTAAATGAGCAGGGCTCCATCCGATGCTTGGGATAGATCCATGTCAGATAGTTCTGCGAGCGAGATAGGTTTACCGAGGGCTACAACTTTAGCTTGTATACCCGGATTAAGTGCAACTGTGGCTCTGATTGGTTGACTCATGTTAAACTATTGGTTGAGTGACTCCTGGAGTGATTTCCACTTGTCCTTCTACTACACGTGTAACACTACCCGAAACATCATGAACAATCTCTACGTCGTAGACGTAGCGACCAGGCTTCATTATCCGCGTCTGTTCGTTTGTTAATGAAATTAAAATTGTGCCCGACTCTTCGGATTGCACGGCGGCTTCAAAATCCACCGCCGTCAGCGATGTATATGTCTTCCGAATCTGTCCTCGGGCACTATAACCTTCGAGATTCACGACTAAGCCATCTCCGCCTTCGACGGTAATGGTAGAAGAAAAATCTGATCCTTGATCAATTGAAATGTTTGCAAATACTGCCATGGATTGTTTCTATTTATATCAATATCTAATTACCGCAAATCCGTTTCCACCCTGACCGCTATAACTATTTGATCCTTCTCCCACGGTGCCAGGATAATCTGCATCGGTATTATTTGGAGCTCCATAGCCCGTCGCCATTAAACCAATGACATTTGTACCATTAAAAACATAACCGGAACCGCCGCCACCGGAACCACCGGGTGACCCACCGCCTCCGCCGCCATAATAACCGCCGCCGCCACCGCCCGAAGCAAGATTGCCTGCATTACCGCCGACCAAATAGGATCCTGCTGGAGCAGTACCACCAAAATCATTGTTACCGCCAGAGCCACCGGCACTTACGGTACCACCCTTGCCGCCATTTCCAAATGATGAATCGGCTGCATTACCGCCCGACATATTTGCGCCGCCACCATTTCCTGCAGTTAAAGCACCGCTTCCTGCATTGGCATCATTTGTTCCGCCACCGCCGCCAGCATAAATTCCCCAGGTGGTACCCAGGACAACCGAACATAGACCACCACCCGTTGCACCGCCACCGGTACCGGCTCCTCCGCCACCATATCTTGCAGAATTACCTAAATCGCCGCTAATACCACCACCGCCAACGACGATATTTAAAATTTGACCGGGAGTAACAGCAAATTCTGCTTGAGAATAACCGCCGCGCCCTCCTGTTGTACTAATGAATCCGACCCCGCCACCGGCGCCCCAACATTTAACACGAACCGTATAAATGCCGGACGGGACGGTCCAATACTGAATATCATCAATAAAGGAGAATGTCGCCTTGGTATTGTAATTTGATTTCCCTAAAAGCTCCGAGAATTTAACATCACCGCTTGACTGACCCGACAGTGTGCGGACGGCTGCCGACAGCATTGAAATTGACGAACCCGAACCTATATTCAGTTCTGTACGAACCTGGTATGCCGAAAGAGGGAATGACTGTGGCAGCGGCATGTTACTTCTTTAATTGGGCTTCAAGACTTTCAACTTTGGCATTGAGACCCTTGATTGCTTCGATAAGAAGTGGTACCATCTTGGAATAATCAACGGTCATATATGATGTATCAATCGGAGCATCTTTTACAACTTCTGGAAGAACAGAAAGAACTTCCTGAGCAGAGACACCGACTTCCTGACCGTTGTTTACGGCACCAAGTTCTTGAGCAATTTTATTTGGTGTGTAATAGAATCCGTTAAGCTGAAGGACCTTATTCAGAGCATTCGGAATGTTCTCAAAACGATCCTTAAGACGATCATCGGAGAAACCTGCGGTAATATCACCCGTTGCTGTAATTGCGCCGGTAATTGAAAGACCGCTTGTTGCACTTAAAGCACCGGTAACCGCAAGCCCACCTGTAACACCACCCGAAAGAGTGGCTGCACCGGTAACTGCAAGAGTAGTAGTTGCGCTAATTGCACCTGTAACGGCAAGACCGCCAGTGACGCCACCCGAAAGAGTGGCTGCACCCGATACCGCAAGAGTATTGTTTAAGGTTGTTGCCCCATGAACATAAAGGCTGCCATCAACAATGAAAGTATAAGCACCGCGGTCGACACCATTGACGCCAACAATCGTTCTTCCGTTTGAATTTACCTGAAGCTGATTGTTACCTGCACTGGTATAAAAAGAAACACCGGAAGCCTTAAGAATCAGAGGGCTGTTCTGATTGTATGTTGAAATTAAACCATTGGTTCCATCCCAACCATAAGCAAAATTGCTGGTTGAACTTGCACCAATCGTATTGAAGACGCTGGATGATGAACCTGTATATTGAGCAATACCACCGGTTCCTGGAACCGTAATTGAAGTTACACTAATAGCACCGGCACTGAAATTACCAGAACCATCACGCGCCACAATTGTACCACCTGTATTCGATGCCGTAGCATTTGAGGTTACAGTAAAGGTTGTGTTTCCGGCTTGATTCGCGGTAAATGAAGCACTACCAGTGAGACCCGTACCGGCAACGGCAAGTGAAAGAGTACCATCATTTGCAACGTAGGTTTCGGCGCCGGTTGTTACAGCCTGAACGTGTCCGTATGTATCAAAAGTGATGCCCGTAACATACGTACGAGTTGTGGCAGTTACATTTGCAACAGAAGATGTATTTGCGTGCGAGAAGGTGATTGTATCATTAGCAATGTCCGTAGAAATTGTGATACCGACGGTTGAATCAACCTGACCCGCAACCAGAGTAAGTGTATCATCATTACTATCCGCAACAACCGTTGATTGATTCTGAACAGCGATATTTTTAAAAATATGTTGTGTAGAACCTCTATCAGCATTTGCGAGTGTGATAGTTGATCCGGCTGCCTGGTCAACGGTAAAACTACCGCCGCCGGAAAGACCCGTTCCAGCAGTTACATTTACGGTCGAGTTATTGGCAAGAGGAGTTGTACCGGTAATGGTAATACTATCCGAAGTTGCATTTGTTGTAATTTGGATATTGGATCCAGCAACAAGCGTTAGGGTATCATCATTGTTATCTGCAACAACATTTGATTGTCCGGAAACGGCAATCTTTTTAAAGATATTCTGAGTTGAACCTTTATCACTGTTCGACAGTGTCACAACACCACTTACAACTGAAGCCGTAAGACCGTCACCGCTCAGAATGTTTTCTGTGGCGAAGGAGATGAGTTGTTGTTTTAATTCATTGACGCAGCCAACAAGATTGTTTCTTTCAATAAATGCTGGTAATAGACTGCCGATGGTGCCAATGTCGCCTTGAAGCTCGTTTGTTGCTGCAACAATAGTGCCACGTGATACGATCCGAACATCCAGATCATTGAGGTCACCAGCAGCCGCACCAATTAGATTGGTTTTTACGCGCCATGCTTCAAATGTGTCCGTGCGATTAACGATTGTTGCCATTTTGGGAAGTGTTTAACAGTGATTGTACAAGTTCTTTTAATTGAGAGACTTCAGATTTAAGTGTTTCAAGTTCCTGGTCTTTAGCCTTGTTGGCTTTTTTAACCTGGAGCCTACGAAAATACTCATTCTTGTTCTTATTTATTACGGCATTTGTGGACATATCCCGTTCTAGGGTAGGATTGTCCACAACTGTTGCTCGAATCATTGGTCTCATTAGGTAATGGCAATGGCTCTGAAGTCGCGGCAGGTAGGAATCTTAGATGAATTCTCCGAGGTAAAGGTAATCTTTACGGCAAATGCGGTGAATTCAACTCCTAGGATTGCTTCGGTAATTGAATACTGAGTCTCCGTGAAATCATTTGGATTGTCGGATGTAGGAATTGCAGTATCCGGAGTTGCTTGGGTCCAACCAAGAGTTTCAAAGTTGGTATCAGTACCGCTGGCAAGAACCTTGTACCATAGTTTAATACCGGTACCCGATGGCTTGTTGACCAGAGTAAAGATATTGAGAGCAGTTGCCGGTTCATTCAATTCAACCTTACGGGTGATGTATTTTGAAAGTACCGAGCCGCCGATTGCTTCAGTTTCAGCCACAAAGTTATGAACAACGTTGTAACCAGAAGCCGAACTTCCAATTGGGTTGTCAATACGATTTGCGATTGTAACAACAGACACGCGGTCAAGGTCAATTACCGGTGAAATGTTTTCAATTGCCGTGGACATAACACCCTTTAAGATGAAGCTATGTGATCCAGTAGAAAGAGATGAAACATTCGGAGCCGAAACAATTGTTTGAGGGCGAGTGAACTCTGTATTGTCATTGACCTTAAGATCAACGTAGGCAGAAACCACGTGAGGTGTTTCACTTCCGGCAAGTGATTTACCGGTAGTCACCTTTGCAGCCCAAGCAATGTCGGTAGCCGGAATGATGGATTGTTGAACAATAGGATGTGCTACATTGAATGTTTTATTTTCAGTAGCAGTTACCGCTGGGATTGCACCGGTACCCGAGCCCAATGGATCGGGGCTTCCGCCACGACCGCTTGAGGTAGCACTAGTGGAAACCTGAACGGTATATGAATCAATTTCGGCGGATACAACTGTGTGAGTTGTATTCAATTGTGATACCGGAATACCATTGAGAGCAGAACCAGAATTTGCAGTTACATTTGCAAGAGTCACAAATGATGAACCGGCAAAGTGTCCGTGGTTCTTATGGTACACGCGGACAATATTGGAAGCATTGGTTGTTTCAATCGGATCAACATCCAGAGAACGAACTGGAACCGTGACGTTATTGAACACTGCTTCACCCGTCTGAGCAAATGCTGCACGGCGAAGGGTGAACTTAATGTCCTTGGTCTGTTCTGGAGTCCAGGTAGAAGCATTTGCCGATTTAAACATTACACCGTTGTAAGGCTGTTTCGTAATGCGGTACGAAGGAGTTGTAATATCATACTCACCGAGTTCCGAAACATAAATCTTATGTTTGTCGGAGTTACACATTACAACAAAGCAGTATTCTGCTCCCTGCATTAGATATACAGGTGACTCGAATAGGAATGTTGTGGCAGCGGAAGCATCGGTTGAAACAGTAATGTCGGCTGCAGCCTTAATTGTTTGCGAGAATGGAACAACTGTTTGAGTTGGAGCACCATTAACCATTGTACGAATTTGCACGGTTACCGGAGCAGTGTCATCCTTCTGAGCAAAGTAAATATCAAGGGATGTCGCAAATACGCCGCCAGGGGTATCAATGATGAACGATTGGGCAAGAGGGTCAATGTAAAGATCCTGGAATCCAGCTTGCTGTTTCCACCACCAATCGGGTGATGGCCAACTATCCACGGTATTGCTAGGTACAGCATTATCTGGACCCGTAACACCAATTTCTGGCCAATCTGGAACTTCGCCTGCACCGTCGCCGATGCTAGGTTCTAAAAGATCATATTCTTCTGGAAGTGTAGGATCAGGAGGAGGAAGACCCGAACCCTCTGGAAAGCCGACAGAGCCTGGTGCAATTTGAGTCGGAACAGGCTGAGTTGAATTAGGTATATGCCACTCGTAAGTCTGTGAAACAGAAGTGTTGCTATGTTTGTCAACGGTAACACGTTGATCATTAACCGCGCTACGACTGATCTGAGGAACGCGTGTTGAAACAACCTGATTCTCAACCGTATTCATTATACCCTGAGCATAATAAACGGTTTCGGCACTTGTTTCCGTATTTTTTATGTCGTTAGTAGAACTATTGGTAAGTCGGAAAATACGTTCGCCCGTTTTAAATTTGAGGACACCCGTATTTGGAATTACAAATGAGCCTTCAAGGTCTCCGTTTGCATCGGTAACAAGATTTGAGCTACCGTCCGGGTGACCTGTTGCATTAAAATAATTTGAGGAATCGGTGCTGCCAGAATAGCTTACAAAGGTGTCCTCAGTGACATAATCGGCCATAGGAATACCATCAAAAAAGGCATACACCTTTGTGTTTGGTTTCATACGGCTTGCTTTGAAGTAAATCTTGCGCGAACGAATGAACGGAACAAAATTGACTTCAACTACCTTATCACCCATATTTGTGGTGATGGTGTCTGGAACAATAGAAGTACGAACACCATTACGAGCTAGATTGCTTGTGGTGGTTGTGGTGATTGTTGTCGCAGTATCGGTAACAGTAATCAATGGGTTACCATCATATACCGTTGTCTGGGTATCCACATTTTGTGAACTTCCGGTCCAGTTTGTTTGCCATTCATTCCATACGGTACCAATTGCACCAGAAGAATCCAGCATCTGAACCAGTGTATCATAGATACCGGTCTGGTCGATCACAACATCCGGAGCACGTTGGGTTTCTTTCCATTCATCCGTGTTTGGAGAAAGGGTAAGGTCACCAGTCCAGCTGAATACATTGTACGGATTCACGAACTCGGCATATGATGAATATGGCTGCTCAATGTATTTCGATTGATAGTAATTCAGTGTAAGGAGCGATCCGGTTTTACGAAGACCGCTTGAGGAACCTTCGTTCCAGACAAGACGAGTATTGTCTTCATAGAACATTGGGCGCAAGCGACCCTGAGCCTTATCCATTGAGACACTGTAATCTGGGTGGGTAATTGCACCAATGTTGTGCCCATAGAAACTGTCAACAACAAAACCGTTCTTGTAGCGGACATTGGCTCCGTCAAAGATTTGGGTTCCTGCTGTTTCTTTTTCAAGGAGCGACAGAGAGGTATAGTATTCCAGTTTTGAAACACGCTTTTCGATTTTACCAATATCACGCATTGTGTAGCGTTTATTGTCGATCATATTCGGAATTGTATCGGCTGCACTGAAGGTATATGCACCAAGGCGCATTACATAAAGAACCATTGCGTCCTTTGGATCCTCTGGTGCCACTGGGTTTGCAGAAGAAATACCTTTTACAACTCCAAATTTGCCGTTCTTATCAACGAAGATTTTGTCGATGCGTGGAAGATAATACTGGATGTCGGAAGTAATGATCGAGGTCGGACGGATCATGCTTACAACAGAAGAACCTGTTCCGGTAAAATTGTCTCCGGAAGTTGCCTTTGTTGGGCGGAAGTCAATTACGTCACGCAGTTGGACAATACCCTTGGAAGATTGGAATGATGGAATATCACCATATTCAGCCTGACCGGTATATGAATCAACCGAGAAGTAATCTCCTGGTTGATGAGAGAAGTAATCAAGAACAACAAGAATTCTGCCGGTCGGAGCCGTAGCATTTGACTTTAGCTGGATCGAAGCAACATCGTAAAAATTGTCGCGCTGACCGTTGTCAATGTAATAGCGGTCCTTAATATCTACATCCGATGTAGTTGCATTTGTCGAGAAATTTGCCGACATATGAACAGCCTTTACCGCAAAAAGGTCGGTAACTAATAGACTGTCGGTATCACCAGGAGTAGTATTTGGAGAAGAAATTGCAACTTCGTGATCGGATACAAAGTTCTTAATCTTTTCACGGAGATTTCTACGAGTCGGAGCAATAACATGTACATACGCATTATTGTGTCCCGAAAATACAAGAGTGGCGGATGTTGTGCTGAAGGTATCAAATACAACTGGCAATACGGAACCATCGGTTTCAAGAATTGCGGTCCAATCGTTTGAGCTGTTATTCTCAAAGATTTCATCGCTGCTTGTTGTGATCGTAACCTTACCTACACCATCGGTCTGGCGATGGTCATATTTCTTTTTAACCTGATAGATGGTATCAATTAAATCATCCGATGTACGGAGCGATTGTACAGTATTGACCGGAAGACGGAAGAGCAGGGAATTTGCACCGGTGTCGTAGATAGTAGAATTTACTAAATCGGCAGCAAATGCGGCAGCAGAACCATAAGAATGGTATACATTGTCGACATCGGTAAATGAACCGGTGGACATTACAATATCAAAAAGATATAGTTTGTATTTGGCTGCGGAAGTGCCAATTGTACCAGAATCATATTCAAAAGCACGTGCTCTTGCAGTACCGACAGAGGTACCGCCATTCTTGAGCGTCATCTTGCCGAATGTATTGATGTCCGGAAGACTTGTGACATTATCGACAATAACATAATTGCCGTATGAAGCAAGAATCGAAGCAGCATTGAAGTAACCTTCGTCGCGTGCTTTTTCTACTTCAATATACGCAGTCTGCTCAAGCTGGATACGATAACCATTTACATATGCAACGGATGGTTCAAGACCAACGGCAAGACGATTTTCACCGTAGGTGGTTGCCAGTGTATTGTTCGTGAGTTCAGCGTATTGATCGCGAAGCTGAGTTACGGTATAAAGACCGCCGTTGGTATTGTCATTCAGCAGTTCGCGGATGTTAATCTGAAACGGACGAACGGTATAGTTGCCGGATTCTTCATATGTACGTTGAGCAAGAACATCTCCGAGTTCGGAATATGCTGTACGAGCAGTTGCTGCAACCTTACCCTTTTTCACAACAAGAAGCTGAATGATGTTAGCTTCGTTACGGTCGGCAAGAGCAATAGGCTGTTTTGCCAGAGTGAGCTCAATCTGATAACGATGAGCGCCAGGAGCAGCTTCATTTGGATAACCAAGAGCATTATCTGTAAGTGTTGAATCATCCGCGGATGTCACGATGTTTTCACTTACAGTATAAACTACACGAGCATCGGCATCAACGATATACTTTTCCAGGATGATTGTTGCAGCTGGAGTGTAAACAAAGTTGCCGGAAACAAAGAATACGCCTTCATTTACCGAAACTCTGCTACCATAACCAACAGGAAAGTCGGTGTATGGTTTTAAGCGAACGCGGCGGACAATATCACCATCCGAAAGAAGGTCTTCTGCCTGAGTGAAAAGCTGTTGTACATTGTCATTACCACTTGAAGTGTACTTAACAAAGATGGTAAGAGGGTCGGTGAGAGTCGGAGCAGTTGCATCAACTACGGTTGCAGTAATGCCAGAAGTCTGACCGGTAACAGTGGTACCAATTAACTCTTCATAATAATTGTCTGCAATGAGAGTATTACCACCATAGGTGAAGGTTGATTCGAGTTTTACATACGCAAACTTGACATCAAGAGAAGCAAGACCACCTACGGCGGCTGAACCTTCTTTAAATACATGGCGACCAAAGCGGTCGATCTGCGCCTGAAGCGCAGTCTGCATTTGAGTTAGCTCACGTGCTTGAACTGAATAACCAGGACGAAAAAGAATTCTTTGATAATTCTTTGTCTGGTCGTAATCGTCAAAATATGGAGCTGAGTCGTAGTATTTAAGTGGCATGTTAGAGATTAAAATTCAATGATGACCTTGATGTCTTCGATCTGAGAAGCCGAACGATTAATCGGAGCACGGTTTTCTAGGAAAAGAACATTGCCAGTGAATGGCTGAACTTCTGGATCCAGGAGACCAGCACTTGATGCAATGGTAGCCGTGCCGCCAGTGTGTCCTGTAATACCTTCGCTCAGTTCAAATGCATCGTAACCAGTTTTATCATTTTGATGATAGCGAACAATACCGGTATCTGCGTCATAGGAATCAATGAAAGCAACTGCACCAGAATTTGTTCCGGTGATATAATCGCCAACTTCAAGTCCGGTATGAGCACTGAACTGAAGACCCTTTAATGAGCTTAGAGTTGTATCGGTTGCAATATCCGTTGTGCCATAGGAGTATGGATTCTTCACGATACCAATTTGACGGAAGCTGTTATTTACAATGAAATCGGTGCCGCCTTCAGTACCGTTTAGACGGATACGAAGACCAATATAATATGCACCGAGTTCGGAAACCGGATCGGTACCGTGTCCGTTTGCGGGAGAGAGAACTGCGCGGGCAGTTGCGCCGGTACCGTTACCACCGGTGAGTGTTACATAAGCAACATTATAACCGGATCCTGCATTGGTTTGGAAAGTAGAACCTGTGCCGGTAACTTTTACTTCGGTTACAACACCACCTGAAATAACTGCGGTTGCAACGGCGCCCGAACCATCACCAAACACATTGACCGTAGGAGCAACGGTGTAATTTGAACCACCGTTGGTAACTACATAACGGAAGATTTTACCGTTAAGAGCTTCAGAGTCATTCTGATAAGCATATTTTACTTGCTCATCGGCAGAAAGGTCATTAACATCGCCGGATAGCGGGAGTTTTACTGTTTTGACCGGAATGTAGAAATTGGTAAGGAACTTAGTTGCTTCCGTAGTGAATACGGTGAACATATATTTCCAAATGTATCCATCGGCTTCGGCTGTTGGATTTACGTTGGTCTGGGTTGGTTTTACAGTCGAACCAGCTTCGTCTGCTGGAGCCTTAATGCACTTGTATACCTTAAATTCATCGGTGATGATATAGAAATCTGTGGAATAAACATCGGTATCGGCATCGTCCCAGGCTGGATAGAAATTGCCGGAAACCCAATCGTGACGTGGAATGATATTGATCACGTCGGAAGCAGTCGCACGCTTCATTGCAATGGCATTCTGCCACGCATCGTTCACATTAACAATGTTATCGGCTGGATTTGGTGCTTCGGTATCCGTATTGTCGGTAATGACATCAGACCAAGCGTCGGACTTACCAACAAAAAGATACACGCTATTGTCGGTATTGACGATGGCGTCACGGAAGTTGTTGGCATTCTCCGTGCGGAAGTTTGAGGTGATGATTGCTGCCATATTAGAAAGTTATCTTAGGAAGTGATTTGGATATCGGAACCGACATTATTCCAAGGTACAACATTATTTATAGTGTCCTGGACTGTATAGTTTGCATAAGAATACATTGATGTACCTGGGTCAAAGAAATGGGCAATTGAATTGTACCGAGTCTTGAGCATATTGCGATGCTCCGAGTTGGTTGCTTCAATTGGAATCTGGTCGATAAGAACCGTAAATTCGGTACCCACATAACCAGCGGTAACCTGGAATTTGATATTGGTAAACTTGCCAGCCGCCGTAAAGGTTGTACGGAGATATGCTTCTGCCGAGTTCTTATTCGGGAATTGAATGAGTGCCTGAGTGTCGGGCATACCAACAAACACATTGACCGGAAGGTCTTCGTCGCCAATGAGACCAGGTTGCAAACGGTGCATCGAACTGAGGATACGTTGGGCATCCTTACCTGCATCATCTGTAACAGAAAACTGATTGATGTTTTCTAGGAAAATAACAATTTCACCGAAGAAAATGAACCCGGCTGGGTGGACCAACTTATTAAATGGGTTCTCCCAAGCATCAACATTGTTACCCGTACGAATTACATATGAGAACTGTTGGTAGAAATACGAGTCCTGAAGCTTGATGGTATCGGATAGGAAGCCCTTATTTGTAGTGTAAATACCCGGTTCGTAACTGACAAAATTTCCCGATTGGTCATAGACGGGACGGCGACCAGTTCTATCCCATGTTCCGGAAGAAGGAATCAGCATATCACCCTTGGGGTAATACACTTCAGCCGTATCATTAAACAGAATCTTAAAGAAAAGAACAATCGAATCGCTGGAACCACGCACCGAATAATAGTGCATTAGATTCTTGTAGAGTTTTACCTTGTCAAGAATCTGATTCTGGAGCGTCTTTGGAATTGATGCAGCAATTTCTTTTTGAATTAGATCAACGTACTTGCTTTCAGCAATATCCAAATCTCTGGCATTATTGATCGAGTTTAACTCATAGCTGGTCTGACCCACCTCATTAATATGAGTATAATAATCCTTCAGTAATTCAATAAGACGGGCCGAAGATGTACGCAGCTGGCTTGGTACTAAGGACTCAACACGGACATTCTCCTTAGTCTTCCGACGCGTACTTGCTAATGTCTCAATTGAATGGGGCATGATTAACGGTGGCGAGCAGTTGTGGTATAGTTAATTGCACCAGCAGAACCGGCAACTGCAATTGTATCAATTTCACCAATAACCGAGGTACTTAAAAGATTAATCTCCAGGAGTTGATTTCTCTTTGGAGCAAGGTCATTTGAATTTGGAACCACGGTAATACGAATCGGAGAGTTGTTGTCGGGTCTAAAACCCGTGAGCGTAACCTTACCCAGAGCCGGTTCAATAATACCAGCATCCTTGATTTTAATTCTGTTACCGTTTACAATTTTATAGATGTATACGGTACGGTTGTTTGTTCCAACAATAGGTGTGTCGCCGAAGTAGTGTTCAACACCATTAATCAGGAAAGAAGAAGATTCAATGATGTCTTCGTTCGATGTTGTTTGATAGATTGGCGACGAGTATTCAAGGATGAATGAATTGTTTACTGCCGGATTTGGTGTAATGTCTTTATACATGAACACACGTGCAGTAGAATTCAGGATGGATGGATCCGATCTGTCAATATCATGGAGAAATTGAGAGAAACGGAAAACGCCATCGAACTTCTTTAGATTGTTATCGTTGTACTCGCTAATAGTATTACGGATTAACCCTTGTAATTCAATCTTTGTGCGGTCGGTAAGATTTGGATTGTATTTGAAATACACATCGAGCGAGAGATACGTGTATTGCGGATCAACAATTATCGGAGTAATGGATACAACATTCTTGCCCTTCAGCACATTTCCGATGATATTGTTCTTTTGATCGGCAGTAAGAAAATCGGCGCCGTTTGGCTTGATTGCAATGTAGACCTTTCCGTAGTCGGGAGCCTCTGCATCTTCACCACCCCAAACAGAAATGCTTTCAATATAACCCACACTCTTTAGAATCAATGCGCGGTAATCATCGGCTGTTACGGCACGATTCTGAGCCACAAAGGTGAGCGGAGCATTGTAACGGATTGACTCGATGGTCTCACGAATTGCACCACCGTATGAAGCTGTTACCGTAGAAATGGAGGTTACATTATAACCCGAGACCATATCACTTGCCGTAAAGGTTGTTGCACCGTTGGCAGTCTTACCCGTGGTATAGACGTATTCAATTTCTACAATATTGTTTGAAATAGGTTTTTTACCCAACACACCATCGCCAAAATAAATCTCATAGGTTCCTTGAGAATCTTCTTGGAGGTAGTAAATCTGAGAGGTTTCATTGATACCGACAAGCGTGGTGAATCGGGTATAGATTGCGTATTCACTTGACTCTTCGTTGGCTTTAATACGGACACGCATTGTATTGGTGTCAATATTGTCGTCGCTGATGGTAAACTTCTGATTCTCCAAGGAGTTGTCAACTCTGTAAAGCATACGTTTCAGAGTTCCCTGCGTCACCTCAATATTGGAGAATGTATAGACGCCACCCAGCAGTGGTGCAGATGCCGTTTCCAGAACGACAAATGTGTACGATACTTGGTCCAGAGTTGTGGTAAAACGGGTTCCTCTGTCCAACTGAAGATATGCCGGAGGTGTCACACCTGCGGTTACCGAAAAACTAATTACTGCTTTTGAAGAAGTAAAGGAACGTGGAACATAACCCAAAAGTTTGGCGTGTGAAACTACATTACCGCGAATCTGAGCCGAATCCAAAAAGGTCTCATTCAATGAAAGATGCGCGACCATTGCGTTGTAATGGGTATTGTACGCAAGGATGTCAAGCAGAAGCGATAAACCCGAACCGTCAAAGTCCCAAGAATTGTATTTGCTTTGAGAACGGAAGTGATCTTTGATGGAGTCTTTGATCTTATCAAAGTCCAGTTCGGTTACGTTGAATTGAGCCATGGTGGTAGATTAGCGAAGTCTTTGAAGATAGAGGGTCATATCGACCGAACGATTGGGTACGATGATTCTGAATGATATTGTAATCCCATAACGGTTATTGTCGGAATCATCTACGACATCAACTCCCACCGAATCGACACGTGGTTCATATCGTTCAAGAATGTAGTGAATAGCGTTACGCAGAGAGGCAATGGTAAGACGATCAGCCGGTTCAAATAACATACCGCTGATATTACCACCGAGGTTGGGTTGGAATGGTCTCTCGTTGAAATTGGTAAGAACAAGATTCTTTACGGCATAAACAACGGCATCAATGTCGGTAAGAGGCACAATGTCGCCTCCCGTGACCCCATCCAACGCCAAACTCAGGTCCAAATCGGTATACAGAGATTTCTTGGATACAACAGCCGAAATTGTGTCGGTGACGTTGTAGTCAGAATAATTCTGTGGTCGAATGGTTGCCATGTGGAGTGATGCTATTTATAACAAAATTCCAGATGTTTATCTTACGGATTCGGACGGTCGAGAGTCGGCTTGGACGCAATATAACCAGTAGCTTGATTTCCGGCAGAAGTAATCTCCGTCTGTATCTGTTGTGGTATAGTAAGGACTCCGTTGACCGTCTGGTACAATTCGGTGTCCTCAAGTTTCGGAGCTATATCCTCTATCTTGGGCATCTGGATATTGCACTTAAGGTTATTCAGCTTATTCTGAATCGCGGTTAGAAGGTCTCCATACGCCTTCACCAGTGCCGTATATGTCGCAACGGCATTTAGATACATCTGCATATATTTGGCGCAGTGATCCTTTGCCCATTTAATGAGTTTTTTAAGGTTTGTTGGCGGGATGGCTAATTTAGCAAGGTCGGCAATCTGCTGAAGCATCGCTTCCAACTGCGCCTTAATTACAGCTTCAACCTTCTGAATCAATTCGGCAAGAGCATTGCAATCCGGAATCTGATCAATTTGTTGTGTAACTGTGTTTACCCAATCTGTGTTGACATAACTTGTGGCCATAATTTAATCTCCTTAAGGATAGATGTTCGTAATAATACCTTTTGTAACCGTTACCGTTTTACCATCGACCGTTGTAAAAGAACCGCTTGCACCATTCTTACAAAGGACGTTACCATTTAAATTGATTGAAGCAAACTCCACCTGGAAACCATCGGATACCGGATCCACTAGTGAAACATCGGTGGGTTGGTTCAGTGTTACGTTGTCTTCAACCTGAGTCGGGTGTCCGCTTAAACTCGTCTGAACGGTTTCAAGATACTTTGTTGTATCTAAATGGTCGGTACC